TGAGCAACAAGCCTAGGCTCCTGTTGTGAGTAGTCGAAACTACCCCATTGTTTACCTTCTTCAGGTAAGAACAAGCTTCTAATTTTGTCACCAAACTCTTTGTTCCTTGCAGGAATTTGTTGTAAGTTTGGATTTGAATATGATAAACGTCCAGACACAGTTCCACCTTGGTCAGATCTTAACTGATTTATTTCAGAATGAATTCTACCTTTGTGAACATAACGTTGAATGGAGTCTATGAATGTTGAATGGAATTTATTTATTTCTCTTGCTTCTCTTATTAGTTGCGCTATCGGGTTATTACAATTTATTAACCAATTTTGTGTGAAGCTAGGTTCTTCGGTTTTCGCTGTCCGTGGGTAATCAACACCTATTCGATCAAACACTTGCGCTACTGATCTTGCGGCCCAAATGTCTACACCTATTGTAGTTTCATCCTTAATTTTTTTTAAAACAATTGCCTCTTTTTGTTTAAATTCTTTTTTAATTTGTTCAGCCTTATCTATGTCAACTCGAATTCCCCTTCTTCTCATATCAATTAAGATAGGAAGTAATTCCATTTCCATTTCCCAAACATCATGTAAATCTTGTTTAACAATTTCTTGTTTTAATCTTTGCCATAATTTTAAAGTTAAGGCCGCATCTTGTTCTGCATAAAAACCTACATAACCTGCGGGTAATCTCCACATATCTGCTTTAGGATCTATACCCCATTCTTTAGCTTTTTCATTTAAGAAAGTTTCATTTTTTATCTCACCTAAATAATCTTTAGCACAAGCATTTAAACTAAAACTAAATCTGTTTTCATTTACTACTGCGGCCGCAATCATAGTATCAATTATTTTACCTCTAATCTCGAATCCATTTACCAACAACCAACCCACATCATAACTAGCGTTGTGAAAAATTTTAGTTGCAGGAGTTTTGAGAATGTCTTGTATAAAAGCAGTGGTCATTGAAATATCCATATTACCACCTGCATCATGGCCTATTGGGAAGTACCATTGTTGATCAAACGCAGCAACTGCAAAACCTACGATATGGCCATCAAAGGTTGCCCAACCTGATCCCTTAGTTTTAATATTTGGGTCTTTAGTTTCTAGATCGATTGCAATTTCTTTTGCCTGAGATAAATCTGGATATTCTGAAGGACACACCCAATCAGAATCATTGTATATAAAATTTAATTGATGAGTCATTGTACCTTCCTACTTAAATTTGCATCCTCTATGAATGTTGCTTTTTTGTATGGAATATTCATTATGAAAAGTGCACACTCTGCACAGTAGTAATTATAATTGTGAATTATCACAGCCGCAAAATCATTACATTTCTCACACAATATTATTTTACTTTTCTTTTTTGGCATTTTTAATTTTTTCAATTTCTAAATCGCAATAGTGTTTTATCTTTTCAAGATCTTCTATACCATTTTTATATGGATATCTCAAAACATATTTTACAACGTTTCCTTGAAAAAACGTGAGTTCGTTTTTAGATATAAATTCATAGGGTTGAATTAAATAGTGTTGGTAGTGGGATCCTCCAATTTGTTTATCTTGAGGGAAAGCCTCATCGAACATATTTTTATCTGACATAGTTAGCCTCATATTGTTTAAAGTATTTTCCTAATGGAAAATTATATTGATGATAAGTGCCCAACAGATGGAGTGTGCTTTTAGATCTAGTGGCACCTGTATACCAAACCCTAAGTTCTTTTACTTTATCTGCTAAATTTTTCTTGTCGAAGTGTGATGGAAAATTACATTTGCTCGCCAGGACAACATTATCTGCTTCACCCCCTTTGACTTGATGTATTGTATCTATAATTATTTTTGGCGGTTGACTAAGATCTACACCTTCACTCATAAGTTTTTGAAAATATTTTTTATCTTTATCCTTAAATTTTCTTTTAAATACTTGATTCCATGGACCTTTTTGATCTCTCATACCACACCTTAAATGTAATTCATCAAAAGTAAAGACTTGATTTGGGTGTGCAAAACTCCATTTTTTACTGTCCGTTGACCGGTATCCGTGGTCAATGTTTAACAAAAACTCATACATGGTTACAGCTTCTTCTCTAGTTATACTTCCACCTTCGCATATCTTCTCCCAATAATTAATTGCTGAGAATTGATTTGGATCAAATGATTTATTATTTTTTTGGTCTTGATAGTACAGGCCAAGATTCCTAGCCTCTTGTTGTAGTTCTTTTTTTACATCATTTATTCTAGCCAACACCATCCAACTACCGTCCATATCCCAAGGTACTTTCTTTAACCCATTCCATCTATGAACAGATCCATCCTTACCATTAGAATAAAACTCTTTAGGTATTCTATTATCACCCATAGAATTCAATAAACATTTAGAAAAGAAATGTATGTTCTTATTTAACCTAACAGATTTTTTTAACACCAATGATTTACCAGGAAAGGTTTGAAACAAATTAACATCAGCACCATTCCATTCGTAGATCGCCTGGTCATCGTCACCTGCAATATACACTCTCTCTACTGCTTGAGCCATTTTAACTACCATGTCCCACTGCAAAGGTGTCAGATCCTGAGCTTCATCTACCATTAAAACTCTAAAAGGAACTACAAGGCCATCATCAACAAACTTCTGCACCATGTCGGTAAAATCTAATCTGTCCGCTGTCCGTTGGCCATTCTCCATTTCCATAGTTTTAAATTCTTCGTAACCTGCAATGATTGATTTGAATTGTTGTAGCCTAACTGATTTTCTTGTTTGCTGTTTGTAAAGCCACACAGGATCTACCTTCATGTTTCTTGCTCGATCGTAGATTTGTAAGGACCAATTATTATATACTTTTTGATCATCCCAAGTGTCTTTGTAGCCTACCTTGACAGTGCCATATTGTGTATGAAACATCAGCAGGTCTGCTTTAGGATCTAATACGGGAATTTCAGCAAACTGTTGTCTGGCCAAAGAATGTAGTGTTCTAAAATATGAAAAAGCATCTTCATCATAACCTTTAAACTTTTGTCTAACTCTTGCAACACATTCATTTACAGCTTTATTTGTAAAGGATACGTAACATATCTCATCTGGAGAATAACCTTTTTCTAAATAACGTTTAACACGCTTTAAAAGGTTCTCTGTCTTACCTGTACCTGGTGGCCCGAATATCTTAATTGTCTTCCCACGCAGCTGTTGCTTTAACGAATTTGACATCTTTATTTTTATGCTCTGTTTGTTTTGGTAATGCTACAACCCAATGCCTACTGCTAATGTTTTGAAATTTCTTTTTAGGTAAAGCTTTTCCTTGTTCTAAAAATCTCGTGCATTCTTTTTCATTCCAGTTGTAACCAACCTTTTTCATAAATGATCTAAATGTTTCTAATTTAAATCTCATTTCATTCTCATCTCTCCAGATATTACCAGAATCTATTTGATCAAACTCAGTAGTATCCTCAACATCTTCAAGAAACCTAGTCATCCTAGAATTGAATACATCTTCTCGCTCTTCACCTGCATCAAAACCTTCCATGTCTTGTTTGTTAGATACTAACTCTTCTAACCAATCTCTGTATGGATCTGGATCACGTTTAGTTGGTTTTAAAGATCTCCAAACTATATCATAATTTAATAGTTGTTCTCCCAACAGTTGCTGTTGGTATAATTGTTTTGTTGAAAGTCTAATTGATTTACCTTGTATAGGTAAAATCCAATAAGGTTCTGGATAAGAGTTTACTTTTAAAAGCTTACCAACCTCAGGCAAAGCTTCATTAGTTCCAATACCATGCTTACGTCTTAAACATGTGCTTGATGAACAATGCATTCTAGCAATAGATGTTTTACATTTATAAGCATACTCTTTGTTCTCAACACCCTTAAATATATTATTTAACTCCTGCGGGTGTAGTGGTTCAGAACATACTTTAGTCATTAAATTTCTAGTCCAATCCTCGTACATAACTGGATCTGCATTAATTTTTTTTGCTAATACAGCTACGTTGAACATTGCATCATTACGACCTTCACCTTTTTGAACTTTGTTTTTCATAAAGTTAACTACGCAAGGTGGGTAGTCTTTTGTTTCATCGTCTTGAAATATTTTAAGTTTATTAAACTCTTTAGGATTTAATCGATAGTCCGCTACAAACTTATATAAGTTCTCAAGCTTAATAGAATTACCATCATTATCCATAGCCACTCTTGTAGTTAAGTGTGCTTTTTGATATGGCAGATTTACAAAATTACCTTTTCTTTTTTTATTCCAATCTTCAGGTGTAAGATCTACTTCATCCTGTGCAGGATAAATATCTGTTGTTGTATCATTTACACCTAGATCGGATGCAAGTTCAATTAATTTTTTACGCATTGAAGATGCAGG